AAATCCGTACATACAGAAAGAAACGGCGGCGGGTAAAATGCGCGTAAAATATATGGCGCAATATTCCGCGTCCATGCAAAAATTAAACAAAGAAATGCTCGGCGTTTTGAAGGTGGACGATGACGATCTCGGCGAATACGAATAAAGGGGCGGCGGATTGGTCGTTCGTCAATGATGATCTTGCACCGCTTTCGGGGTGGGAAACGTTATCGGACGACATCGGCGGGGAACATAGTTTTTTAATCGAGTACTACAAGGAATGTCGGCGCGGAAACATCATCATCGGTCGGGAATTAAAAACGACGCTCGAAAACCTCGTACAAGATATTTTTTTGCGATCCGATGTGTATCGTTTCGATCTAAAACCACCGCATAAACGGATCGATTTTATTGAACGAGAAGTCAAGCATTTTGAAAGTCCGTTTGCGGGACAACCGTTCTTATTAACCTTGAACCAAAAAGCGATTGTCGAGGCGATATTCGGTTTTTTTGCGTTCGATGAAGAACTCGGCGGCGGACGTTGGGTGCGGCGTTTCAAAGAGGTATTTTTGCTTATCGCCCGAAAAAACGGAAAAACGCCTTTTACGGCGGCAATGGCGATCGCGGAATGGTTTTGCGGCGAAGCGGGACAAAAAATAATGTGTGCGTCCAACGACTACGAAGAAGCAAGTTTGGTTTTTGATTGTATTGACAATTTCCGCGAGGAGTCGCGGGCGATGTCAAAGGTAACGCGAAAGAATGTAAAAGGCATATTTTTCGGCAATCCGAAACAGCGCAAAAAGACGGGCAAATTTTCGGCGCAAAACAAAGGCACGATCAAAAAAATGTCGGCGCGGGCGTCGGCAAAAGAGGGGCGAAACCTTAAAACGGTAATCGTTGACGAGGTACACGAAATGAAAGACGCGTCAACCGTATTACCGCTCAAATCGTCCATATCAACGCAAGACGAGCCGTTATATTTTGAGATTACAACCGAAGGAATTGTCCGCGACGGATACCTCGACGAGCGGTTGAAAGAATTACGTAAAATCCTTAGGGGCGAGGACGAGCGACCGTATGTCTTGATATGGTTGTACACACAGGACAGCGAGGCGGAAGTTTGGAACGATCCGTCATCGTGGCAAAAATCAAATCCACTACTCGGCGTGTGCAAAAAGGTATCGTATTTGCGCAATGCCGTCGAAGAAGCGGCGCAAAGCGGCGCAAAACGGGCTTTTACGTTGGCGAAAGAATTTAATATCAAACAGCTTGCGGCGGCGGCATGGTTGCGGGAAACGGATATTATCGGTTGCAACGGGACGTTTAACATCGAAGATTTTAAAGGGACAAAGTGTATTATCGGCGTCGATCTCGCCGAAACAAACGACCTTTGCGCCGTGACATTTTTGTTTATGCGTCCAAACGATGACGTAAAATACCTACACACGATGTATTTTGTGACGGAGGTAAAAGCAAACGACGACACGGCAACAGATTCGCCGACAAACGTTGAGAAAAAGAACTATCGACAATGGGAACGCGAGGGGTTGTGTCGTATCGTCAAAGGCAACGTCATTGATGATGACGTCGTGGCGAACTATTTGCACGAGATGTACGATCAATACGAAATCATACCGCTTGCGGTTGGTTATGACGAATGGCACGCGAAGGAGTTTGCTAAAATAACGAAACAGACATTCGGCGACGTTTTAACAAAAATACGAATGTCGTATGACGCATTGAATACGCCGATGATAACGCTTGAAAGGGATTTATACGCCCGCCACATCAACTACAACAACAACGCGATGTGCGCTTGGTGTTTTCGCAACACGGCGATCAAACACGATAAAAACGGTTTTGTCATGCCCGAAAAAATCGGCGGCTATATCGGAAATAAAATTGACGGCACAATGTCGAAAATAATTGCGTATGCGGCGTTGCGCGAATGTAAAAACGAATTTATGAACATTATTCGAGGTGGATTATGACGGAAGGAGAGAAACGGTATCAAGTCGAAGTGCGTTGTCCGAAACATCAAAAATTATTGGGGAAATACGACGGGCGGATCGGTTGCTCGAATGTTACGTATTTTTGCCGATTGTGCAAACAGGAATACACTTTTACATTTCCCGCTAAAAAATTTACAAAAAATGCTTGACTTCCATGTTCGGAGTTGGTATAATTGAGTTGATTTTAATATTTTGCCTAAAAACGGCATTTTAATATCCGCCCGAACATCGGGCGAGTATCCCATTTTTTGAAGTATCAAAAATAAGTGGATCGATATTCTATCTTTGAGCGCATAAAGCGTTCAAAGTGGTATCGATTCACTTTTTTATTTTCCCCCGCGGAGGTTATACGTTGAGTACAGCGATAAAAGCAATTCAAAATTTGCTCGGTTTGAAAAATAAAGACGGTTTTAATCAAATCGTCAATACAAACAGCGTTCTTTTTTCGTCGTTCGGCAATGATATACACGCGTCGGATATAGTCCGAACAGCAGTCCACCGCGTTGCAGAGGAAGTGTCAAAGTGTCAAATCAAATCCGTTGTGGAAAAATACAACCCGCACACGGTAGTCACGCAAGACGACTCGATCAATGATGTTTTTTCGGGACGCGTGAACCCGCTTTGCGACTTAAAGGATTTTTTGTACAAGGTCGCGTGGTTGACAATTATAAATAAAAATTGCTTTATCTATTGGGCATACGACGAAGAACCGATCGGCGGCGGCTATGTAAAACGCGTGACGCGTGGTTTTTATCCGATTGAAAACGCGACTATAAACCTATACTCGACGGACGACGAATTGCGTATCGAATTAACGTCATCGGACGGAACGGTATATGATTTACCATATTCGGACGTGATACATATTCGGCACAATTACGGACAGAACGCGTATCTCGGCGGCGACGGCGGCGGTCGAAGCGATTATCGGTCGTTGCTTGGAAATTTACAGACGATCCACGTCATCAAGGAAAGCATACCGAAAACGTTAAAAGCGTCATTGTCGATGAAGGGTTTACTGTCGATGAAAACGGTCGCAGACATATACAAGAAGAAAGTCACCCGCGAGGAACTCGAAAAACATCTCTTGTCATCGGACAACGGGATCATCGTAACAGACTACGAGGCAGATTTTACGCCGATAAGCATAAACCCGACGGACATTCCGAGTAATATTTTTTCGTTTGTGCGCGACGAGATTTTATCGCCGTTCGGCGTTTCCGTTCCGATCTATCTCGGCAAATACACCGATGAAGAGTTCACGGCGTTCTACCAAACAGCGGTCGAGGGGTTGTTGTATTCGATAACGTCGGCAATGAAGGTGACGCTATTTACGCCGCGACAAATTTCATTCGGTCACACGATCAAGTCGTATGACAAACTTGTACAATCGTTGTCGTTTGCTCGCCGCGTGGAAATTTGCGAGATGACAAAAGAGGACGGATTGTTGAACAGGTCGGAACGCCGCGAATTGCTCGGCTACGAACCCGACGATCAGCCGACGCGCGTTTCGTTGAACTTCATCGACGCGAACATCGCAAACGAATATCAAACGCAATCGCTTACACAATCGATTAAAACGACGGGAAATACGCCAAAGGAGGAATAATATGCCGAACATCGAAAAACTATCCGCGCCGCGCTACGAGTGGCGCATGGCGACAAATACAAGCAATCGCGCCGCTATCGACGCAATCAACGGGATCGTGGACGGATACCCTATCGTATTCAACGAACAAACAACGATCGGAAACTATTTTACCGAAGAAATTGATCCAAACGCGCTTGACGACGCGGATTTATCGGACATCAAATTCCTCGTAAACCACGACGACGGCATGATCCCGCTCGCACGACACAGACGCGGCAAGCGTTCGACAATGGATATAGAAATCGACGGGCGCGGGTTGTTCATCAAAACACATCTCGACGTTGAAAATAATTCAACGGCTCGCGAGTTGTGTTCCGCGGTAAAGCGCGGCGACATCGAGGATATGTCGTTTGCGTTCGGTGTCGTTGTGGAAGGAGAGGAATGGAGCGATCTCGACAAAGAGATCCCGCACCGCAAAATAACGAAAATATCGAAAGTTTACGAGGTATCCGCCGTGAATGACGGCGCATATCCACAAACCGAGATAAATGCCCGCTCGGAGGCGACGTTGGATAACGCTAAAAGGACGTTGGATAACGTCCGCGCCGCCGCGTTGGATAATGAAAAACGGGCAAACGCAACGCAAGACGCGTTAAGACTTGCGAAACAAAAATTTATTTTTTCGGAGGAAGCGAAAAGACTATGAAGAAACTTAAAGAACTTTTGGAACGCCGCGCCGAATTTTTAGACGAGGCGGGCAAGGACGAAACCACCGCAGAACGTTTCAATGAATTGCGCGAGAAAATTAAGCGTATCGACGAGGAAATCGAAATGACGAAGAAACAAGACGCGGAACAACGCGCAATCGAAGAAGCGCAACAGGACGAAGAACAGCGCGCCGCGCGTTTGCCTTCGGGCGGAACGAAAAATCCCATTTTTGACCAACGCTCCGCAGACGAGGCGAGAAAAAAGTCGGACACGGACAAAGAAATGGAGAGCCGCGCCGCAAAATTAAAGAACGGCGAAAAGGTTGAATTTGAGGCACGTTCCGTTACCACCGTTTCCGCGGCGATCAGCGAGATTGCAAGCAACACGATCAATCCCGCGTTTACAAACGTTGGGACACTCGATACACTCGTGCAAATCGAAAACCTTGCGGGATCGGGCGCGGAAAGCTACAAAAAGCCCTATGTAAAAACCGAACCCACGGGCGACATTACGGGCGAAGGCGAGGATTATGCGACCGCCGAGCCTACGTTCGATTATGCGTCGATCAATAAGATTAAAATTACCGCATACGCGGAAGTATCCAAAGAAATCACCAAACTTCCGCCCGCGAATTATGTTGCCGTCGTGGAAAAATCGGTTAAAAACGCGATCCGCGTCAAGAAAATTCAACAGATCGTAAACGGTAGCGGTGTCGATCAAATGTTGGGTATCGTAAATGCACCCGTATCGATGATCCCCGCGAATTGCACAAAAACTATTACGTCAATCGATGAAAATACGCTCGAAGAAATCATTTTTGAGTATGGCGGCGATGAAAACGTCGAAGGCGACGCGTTCATCATATTGAACAAATTAACGTTAAAGGAATTTTCCAAAGTCAAAGGAACGGACAAAAAACGTGCATACGACATCGTTGTACGCGGAAACGCGGGGACAATCAACGGTATTCCGTTTGTTTGCACTTCCGCGGTATCGGCGTACAAAAACGACCTTGCGGCGGGCGTCCCGTATCTCATTTATGGAAAATTGGCGGGCTATGTTTTGGCGGAATTTTCTAATATCGAAGTTGAAAAATCCACCGATTATAAATTCAAGCAAGGCATGATCGCATACCGAGCGGAACAAATGGTCGGCGGCTCGCCCGCGATGTACAAAGGGTTTATGAAAGTACAACGGGCGGCGGCAAACTAATGTCACGGAGGCGGAATAATGGGTGAAACGGATAAAATTATGTACGCGCTCGGCTATTATTCCGCCGATCCGCGAAAAAAAGAACAAATACAATCGTATATCGACGAAGCGACGGAATTTATGCGGGAGTCGGGTGTATCCGATGACAAATTAACGTCGCAACGGGCGTTCGCCGTCAAGTCTATATGGGCGGACTATCGCGACAAAGGAGAATACGAGAAAATAATCAAAAAAGACGGAATGATCGTTGCACTCGTGGCACAGTTGCGGAGGTAATCATGGCGGAACGAAAACGAAGAACGGCAATCAAATTCGCGATCCAAAGAACGACATACACGGCGGGCGCGGGATCGGCGACGAATTGGGAAAAAATTGTCGTTCCGATCGGGACGGACGCGGACGGCAACACGATAACGACGGATACGTTTTATTGCGAATGGCTCGGATCTTACGGGGCGGCGGCAATACAGCAACAGGCGGACGGAGTAAATCGCGTTGCGCGTGTGCGTATGACGTTTGTTTTGCCCGTGTATAACGCGTTGTTGTCCGAACCCGTGCGGATATTCAAAGACGGTATCGAGGACGCGTTGCATACGTTTACGCTTGCGTCATCGGCGGACGATCTACTCGGCGAAAATCAAACGATCGAATTTCAAGTACAACACTATGCGGGTAAATAATGGATATGGATATTATACAAATCGTACAACAAAAATTGGATAACGTTCTATATCGTGACGGGATTTTATCCCACCATATCCGCCGCGTTGACGTGGAAGCGGTCGGCGACGGCTCGGTGGCGATAAACACGGACGCGTATGTCGTTTTTCGTATTGTATCCAACAACCCGCGCCGATACGGTGACGGAAAGTTGTATTACAACAAAATATACGTCGATGTCAATTATTATTACAAATACGAAAAAACGGATACGACAACCCGCGACGTTATGAAACGTATAGAGGCGATAAAAGCGGAATTTTTGAAAGATCCGCTTTGCCGCTTGGCAAACGACGTAACGGATATTCCCGACGTGGAAAATCCGTATCGGGGTTTTAACATCGAATTTATGTTTTTTCACGGGGTAGAAGCATGAGCATATCAACGGGACATTTTAGCATAGACGAATTACCCGACGCGTTGACGGAAATATTTACAGAATTTTCCCACGCGGAATTTGAATTGCGACAACAGGCGGTACAGGCGGGCGCGGAGGTGTTCAAAAAGGCGGTCGAGGAAATATCGCCACGCGACACGGGAAAATATGCGCAAAGTTGGATAATTAAAGACAAGGTAAAAAACAGACGCTACGTCGGAAACACGGCAACGGCGCACGGGGCAGTAAAGCGCAAGCGGAAAGGGGCTACAAACGGCGAAAAGCGATACAATGTGCCGCTTTCCAACGTGTTGGAATATAGTCCCAAAAGCAAGCACAACGGCGAAATAAGACGGTGTTTTGATGACAACGAGCAACGGATTTTCGCGGCAATTAAAAATGTAATCAATAACGGAGGTAATTAAAATGGCAAACGCGGACGGAAAAACATTGATCCGTTTCAATGTGAAGAACGTAAAATACGCTACGAAAGGCGCAAACGGTACATGGGGCGATCTCATCTCTTACGGATCAGCGACGAAAATGGCAATTCAAGCGGATACAAGCGTTAAAAAGATTTACGGCGACGGAAAATCTATTTTGACGATCGTAAACGAGAAAGGCAAGTCGGCGACATTAACGACGAATAACGTGTCCGATGACTACGAAATCGTGATGACGCGCAAAATGAAAACAGCAAACGGGCTTGCAGACGTAAAGCAAATGCAAACCGTTGTACACGTAATCTACTTCGAAACAGAGGGCGCGGACGCAACAGGCAAAACGATCACGGCAAAAACTATGTTGTATGGAGTGACTTCAAGCCGCCCTTCCGAAAACTTCGACCAAACGACTGACGACATCAACGAGAATACGTTTGACACTCCCCTAACAATAGACGGCGTGGAACTTTTGGCGGCGGACGGCACGAATTACAAGGACGACAAGGGCAACGAAGTCCTCGTATGGCAAGAAACAGTCACGCCCGACATGGATAATTACAGCACGTTCGGAACGTCGGTTGTAATGCCGAAGGTAGAAGCGTAAAAAAATAGGGAGAAAGCGAAATGAAAACAACTTTACCTATACTTAGAAAAGAAATCGACGAAAACAACGCCGTAAAAAAGACGGAAGGAACGATCGATGTTGTCATCGACACGTCAATTTATGCGGAGGAGCGTTGGGAAACGAACTTCCCAAACAACGCAAAGCATGAAACGCTTTTTGCCTACGTTGAACGCGTGGTAAATGCGGGCGAGGTAAACGGCACGGCAAAGATTTTGAGCAACCTAAAAGCGATTTATTGTTTCATTGAAAGCGCGGATATTCCCGATTTTAAGTCGTTCTGTCAAATGTTCGACTTCGGCGACGTGGAGTATACAAAACGACTTTGCGACAAAATATCCACCGTTTTCAAATACGCATTGGGATCATCGGCGACGACACCAAAAAACTCATAGAGCATAGTCAAGAGTTTGAAAGGCTTTACAAAATTTTGACGAAAAACGAAAAAAGCACTTTCAAATACTTGTCTATGCCGCGCGTATTACAAATCATGCAAAAATGCGTCGAACACGGTGTGCAAGACAGTTTATTGCGAAGGCTACATTTCAACGATTTATACGTTTTGTGCCTATCATTCGACATACAAAATATGCGTCAAGCAATAAGGAACAGACAAAAAACCAACGCCGCCAAACGCGGCGTAACGGTGCGCGACGTGGAACAAAACGACGCGATCAAATTCTTGACGGGAGGTAATTAAAATGGCAAGCGTCCGCGGGCTTACGGTTGAAATATCAGCCGACGCAACAAAATTCAATAACGAAATGAAAACGTTGCGAGCGTCCGCAAAAAGCTCGCAATCCGAATTATCCGCCCTTCAAAAATCTTTAAAACTCGAATACAATGAGGAAACATTAAAAAAGGCGCAAAAGGTCGCGCAAGAAGCACTCGACAAAACTTCGCAAAACGCCGAAAAATTACGCGAACGGTTGTCGTCTTTGGAAAAATCGGGAAACGTTGACACGGCGGACTACGAAAAATTACAAGCAGAACTCGCCCAAACGGAAGCCAAAGCGACCGAGCTAAAACAGACGATCAAAGAATTAAATAACACTAAGCTCGAACACCTCGCGTCGCAAATCGAAAACGTCGGAACGAAAGTCGAAAACGTCGGGAAGGCATTAACGCCCGTATCGGCGGCGGCGTCGGCGGCGGTCGCGGGGCTTGCGGCTCTCGGTTTGTCGGCGGTATCGACGGCGGATAACGTCGCCACGCTTGCTGTACAGTATGACACGACGGCAACGGCAATACAACGAATGAATTATGTTGCATTGCAAACCGACGTTGACGCGGAGAATATGTACAAGGCGTTGACGAAGGTGCGTGCGGGATTGTCGGATATAGCGACGGAAACGTCGTCGACGGCGGCGGTCGCGTTGCAACAACTCGGCGTTGACTTTGCGTCGTTCGACGGGACGGAGGAGCAGTTTTACGCAATCGTTTCCGCGTTGTCGGACATGGACGACAAAACGCAAATGGTCGCGATCGCAAATGATATTTTCGGGGATAAGCTCGCAAACGAACTTTTGCCGATGATCTATGCGGGGACGGACGCAATCAATGAATATTGCGACGAATACGAAGAACTCGGCGCGTTGACGGACGAACAAACGTCCGCACTCGCGGAGTTTGACAACGTGATGAATAAAATCAAAACGCAATTATCGAACGTTGCGGCGCAAATTGGCGCGTCATTATTGCCGATCATGGAAGAAATTGCGGGGATCATAAGCGATGTAATCGTGCCAAAATTACAAGCCCTTGCGGATTGGTTTAATAGCTTATCCCTATCACAACAAGAATTTGCTTTATCGGCATTACTTGTCGTCGCCGCACTCGCCCCGCTCGCGGTCGGTATCGGAAAAATCATCACACTCGCGGGAAATGTAATTAAAATTATACCGAAAATCAGCGCGGCATTATCAACATTGGCGGCGCACCCGATTATTTTAATTATCGGCGTGATCGCGGCGATCCTTGTCGTATTATACACCCGTTGCGAAGCGTTCCGCGAGGCGATAAACAATATTATATCAACGCTTACAGACGCACTATCCCCGATCATGGATACGATAACAACCACATTGTCAAAGATTATCGAATTTTTATCTCCTATAATTGAAATGATCGGGGACAGTCTTGCGGCGGCGTTAAACGATGTAATGCAAATATTATCTCCGCTGTTTGATGTGGTATCATTCATTTTTGAACTTTTAGAACCGCTCTTGTCGGTCGCACTCCTTCCGTTACAAGTCGCGTTGACGGCACTTTCCGTCCCGCTACAATTACTCGGATCGCTCCTTAATTGGCTTGCACCGCTTTTTACGATGTTCGGGAACATTGTGCGGGGAGTGTTTGAGGCGGTTATAGAAATAGTAAATTACGTACTCGGTTTTGTCGAGGACGCTATAAATTGGGTAATACGAATGATTAACGGACTCATCGAC